CGTTTATTAAGAAGGGTCAGAAGTTCACGTTGCTCAAGAGCAGCGAGAATCTCTGTTTCGTTTACCACCGCGTCAGAATCACTCTGATGAGGGGCTTGTTCAATCGGTTTCCGTTGGGCATCACGCTCAAGCAGTAACTTCTTAAACAGACTAGACGCGGTGGACGCATCCTTTTTTGAACACCCTGCATCACGCAAGGATTTTTCAATGATTCGCGGATTCGGCTGGCCTTCAGCATCGAAGTATTCCAGCTTTTGAATCTCAGCTTGTAGATTGTTGGGATACATGACTACAGACAGTTCTCTTAGGCCACCTTTCGTAATTTGAAAGTAACCTTCTTCTTCGTCTGCATCGGGTTCAAGCGGCACACCATCTTCGTCCGTGTAGATTGCTTCGTCAGCATAAGCGCCAACAGAAACGCCGCCAAACATCTTGGGAGATTCTTTAAGAATGGTGTGAAGGTCGGAACCGTTCATCGTATTCATAAAAATACGACCTTTGGCAGTCATGCCTTCTTTGTCAAAGTTGAATTCATCCCACTGGCCTACCGGCATTCCCTCATCGTTATGATTGAGGAACATCGGCAGAGGCTTGCCGGATTTGGCAAACTCATCAGCCCATTGTGCAAAACCTTCGGGCTTGTAATTGAATCTACGCCCGTCCGCGCCTTCACGAACACCCCAAGTGGTCGCCCTTGCTTCTATTGCGCCGGAGGGATTTTCTGATTCGTCTGCGTCTTGACCAAGTTTAACTTGGGCTTCGCATATTAACGTGAGATTTTTCATTAACAACCCCGTTTTTAATAGATTGGTTATCATCTTTTATTTTATGGGGTCTGCCAGTTTTCGGCAGTTTAACACTTGCTTTCTTAATTTGGGAAGCAAGAGCCATAATCATATTATATATTGTCATGTAGTGCCGATATTCATTTTTTTAACTTGCTTGCCGCCACCGCCGCCCGTGTCTTGCGGAGAGGTGCCGGATATTAAATTGGTTGCTTTAGTTTCTTGCTTCAAATCGTCTGCGCCATCTTTCTTTTCAATGTTCAAGTATTCTCGCGCTTCATTTGGAGACATAATACCAGCATTAACACCAGAAACTACAAAATTCATTTGGTCTAACGCCGCGCCTTTGAGGAAGTCTTTAGTATCGAATCGAATACAGAGATTTGGATAACCCTTTAACAAATGCTGCTTTAGCTTTTGCTCAATGTTAATCACCATCGGATACATAGTGGTTTTATAGAACTCATCGAGCATTGTTTGAGTATTGTTAAACTTTGCTTCGCCAAATGCCAACATTTGAGGCGGCACACCGAACAGACTACAAATTCGCTTCATAGTCTGATCTTTTAATTTGGCGCAATCCGCGTCTTGCAGAGTCAACATATCAATCGGCATGTATTTCATGCCTTGATCTAGCAGCATACCTTGACCGGCTTTGCTCTGGTCAACGTCGCGGCTACCGGTCATCGCATTCCACGCTTCCTTGAGCCGCGCCGCAACCTCTTTGTATTTCGCGTCCGGTATAACCATATCGGTTGTGAATATACCAGAAGGTTTTGCACCATTTTGCATAACAAAGTTTGCATAAAGGTCTATGTCCTGATCGAGGCCAACCAGTTCAGTTGCAAGAATGCCTTTATTAAAACCAGACGAACCTTGCCATGCTGCTTCCTTAACGTGCATAACTTGATGCGCGGCTAGAGGCTGGTCTTTAGAGAATCCGTAGCAGGGGGTCGATAGTCGATAGGACGGGTAGCGTGTAGGTGTGAGGATAACCGTAATCAAAGTCGAATCTAGGTTATACATCTCAAGCGGAGTAGTGCTGGCATCTTTCTGATCTTTTCTCCACCACAGAGTAAAAGATTCGCCAGCAATGTCTTGCCACATGCACCACTGATACCAGAACTCATACATGCTCTGGAAGTTGTTAGGCTCACACATGAGGCCAGCAACCTGTTTGGCTTTTGCCTTATCTCTATTGCCCACTTGAGGGGCTTTAAGAGCGTCTACAAAAGTGCCATCATCAGTCTTATACATTACGCTAATAGGCAGTTGCGCTAATGCTCTGGCTTTAACCCCTACGCAAGCCATAACGGTCGAGTTACGGGTCAAAAGCGATATATCTACCGTTCTTCCTGCTACGGTAGAACTGCCGGTAGTTACATAAAGCAGTTGCGAGGAAACAGGGCCTTTTTGAGACGTAGCAAAAAGCACTTGGTTACCAAGTTGCATCTGACCAAGAACGGTATTTGCCTCGTTAATGGTCGTTTTTTTTCGCTTGAATATGTCTAAAATCGCCATATTTTCCCTCGTTTTTCTACTAAAAACTCCTGAATCCGAAGCTACTATTTACCATAGGATTATCCAAAGCACAATGAAAAGCAATAATCATCGCAATAATACCATCTACTTTTGCAGCAGTATCGGCAGAGTTCTTTCTGACCTTAATATTACCATTAACGTCTGTAAACACTTCGCAGTTGCCTAATTGCCACGCAAGGAACGGATTTCCATCGTGCTTGATGCTTTTATTAAGGATTAGCTTTTCAACTTGTTTGGAAGGATTGTTTAAGACCGCCATTCCCTGCCCAACTTTCTTAATCGGCATTCCTTCTTCATGCAACCGCGCCACCAAAGAAGCAGCATTGTAAGCATCGTAGCCGATCTCTTTAGTCATCTGATAACGATTAACCTGCTGCTTAATATATTCGCTAACTTCGCGGTCATCCATCACATTACCTTCTGTGAGCTTTAATATATTGGATTTAATCGCGGTTCGGAATATGTCTTGATAGTGTTTTGGGATAAAGTTAAGACCTTCTTCCGGCAAAAAGAATTTAAATTCTGCTTCGTAATCGTCAGCAGCAAAACGCTTAAGGGTGCATACCGCGTTTAAATCTCGCGTAGCCGCCAAGTCAAAGCCTATAAATACCGCCTCCGGTTCTCTGACTTCTTTAATTAAACAAGCCTTATCCTCCCACAAAGTGCGGTCAATCCACGCCGCATTTGCAGAAACAAATATATTAAGAGTTTTGCAAAGGAATTCATTAAGACTGGCTGGCTTGTGCTTGGCTTCTTCTGCCCGTTGTTTAATGGCTTCGTCGAACACCGATATGCCATGCATCGGATTAGCTTTAAGCCACGAGGCCGGTTCGCGCCAATCGTCTTGCGGATCGAGTCCGTATAGCAAGCCAAACCATTTAGGATTGTCGCTGGCCTCGCCATGCAATATAGCTTGAAACATCGCCATATCTTCGTAGAACTTGGTTTCTTTAGTAAATGAGGCGGTAGTAATGTAAATGCGTAACGGATTTTGCCGCGCCACCATACCGGAGTGCAGCACCTCGATAGCGTTGCGGTCTACGATCTGCGCCGCTTCGTCGATGATTACGCAGCTAGGATTCTTACCGTCGCCGGTCTTTTTGGTATCGCGGCTAAGTGCTTTGAACATTGACTGCGAATCGCCCAGTTTCTTTATCTCAAATTTGGATAAATGAAACTCCGCGCCTAACTCCGGTAGCATTCCCTCAACCAGACCTTTAGCCGCATCGAATACGATTGTGGCCTGTTCGCGGTTTGTAGCTAGTGTAAAAACTTCGCTACCCGCTTCGCCAAAACGTAATTCATAAAGCCCTATAACCGCAGTTAGCGTTGACTTACCCGCCTTGCGCGGAATGTAAAGGATAACGTCCGATACCATGCGCTTATTGCGGTCAGTCTTATTCCTAAATCCATACACCGCGCAGATAAAGAAAATCTGGAAAGGCTCAAGCGTAATTAGTTCGCCAGCCAGCGGCCCTTTGGTATGCCGAAGCGTTGAGCAGAAATCGAGAACATGCTGCGGGAATCGTTCGTCAAAGACAAACGCCCATTCTTGATTAATGAATCGCTGGCAAGCAAGGCGAACATCGCGGCAAACGTCAATCTCACCTTTGCTAACATCAATAGCGTATTTAACGCCTTGTTCCCAAATCACCCCATCGGCCCTTTAAGCATTCGCGCAATCGGGCTAGAGTTTTCTACCTTGTTTGCAGAAAGCCGAGCGCGAGGCGTTAAGCCCAATTCATTCATTAAACTAAGAATGACTTGCATAGCTTTATTTCGCACCGGGATATATGGGTTGGGGCCGGGAGTCGCGCCATTGTTAAACGTGGTGATGATGCCGTTCTTGTCGATACCGCGAGTGCATTTAACATATGTGTCTACATAGTCAGCCAGCATCGAGAGCGTATGTTTGTCTTGATCTGAGCCGATACCGTAAACCTTAAACAAATACTCGCTGGTTTCCTCCACGAATTTCATCTTATCCCACAACTCAGGATGATCCATCCATTCAGCAGCAGGAACCCGTTTACGCAGTTCTACCGGCAGCGGGGCAGGGTTATGCCTCGGTTTGGTTCCGTCGATCAAATGCAGTTCTAGCGGTTTTTTGTCCATAAGTTAAATTCTGGCAGGGGGAACCCCTATTC